CGAAATGCAGTACGGCATGGGAATGTCGCCGTGGATGCTGGATCACGCTTAGCCCATAATGTGGCTGTTGGCACCAATTTATTAGGTCCTTTGGGAGCTATTGGTGGGCTTGTGTATACTGGACTCCAGAATATACACAAAGCGTCACAAATGCTACCTGGCGGGGCCTATGATAAAGCAAAATCTGATGTTTTATCATTGTATGCCAAAGACCCAAAGGCTAACATGTCCCTTCGAGGATCTGCCAAGAAACCAACTAAACCAATTGATATTCCAGTGCCACCCACTGGGACTTCTACGACGTCTCAACCAGTGTATGATCCTTATTCGGTGGCAAATAATGATCCAACGCACGCGCCAGCAGTGAACGATAAGATGTTGTACTTTGGAGACCCGGCCTTTATGTCTGCATGGCAGAAGCACCGTCGGAATCTCTATAAAATACAACGTCGTCGCCGCAAGCGTGTATACATTGAGGGGTGATGTCGTGATAATACTAACCATATTATACTTTCAAAATTATTCTCCTATCTTTTATTAATAAACTTTCACTATGGTACAGAAGCGCAAGATGCAGAAGAAGCAGTCACAGCGCCAACGCCTACCCAAGATGGCTGGACCACCGGGACCGTTTGGCCCGGTTTCATCCATATCTACTGCCCCTGTTGCTATCGGCAACAGTATTCGCGGTAGTATGCCTATCTGTAGGCCTGAGGCAGGTGGTATGCGAGTGTGCGGTCGTGACTTCGCATTTGCATGCGGGTCAACCGTCGCAGCGGCCACCAGCTGGCAGCTAATTGGTGGAATGCCACTATCACCATCTATGTTTGGTGTTAGTACGCTCCTCAATTATGCTCGTATGTATGGTGAATTCCGTTTTAATAGTGCCCGAGTGCATTATATTACTAGTTCACCAACATCGCAAGCAGGTGATATACTCTTCTACTATTCCAAGACGCATACGTCGCCATTGGTCGATTTCACCAACACCAGTTTCCTACCTTACATTCTGAGTGATCCACACACTGTTATTGGTCCACAATGGACTAACCATACCTTGGAGGTTATGCCTACCAAGGAATGGAAGACAACCTGTCCCTTATCAGCGAGTGATCCAGATGAAGAGTGCTCGGGTGTTGTGTACTTGTACTCCAAGACTAATTCTGCAAATAGTCCTGGTTACATTATTATTGATTACGACATCTCCTTCAGGGAGATAAGTGTTAATCCAAAGGCAGGTTTGTTGCCAATTACCAGGTGCCAGATGAATTATCTGACGCTTGGTGCAACATCGGTTGCGGCAACTGCTGGTTCAACAACTGTAGTTGGTACTGTACAAGGCACCAACATTGATGGCTCTTCGTCGGCAATACCGACTGGAGCTATCGCAGGTGATGTATATCAAGCATTCCTGTTTCCAACCAATAGTGTTGTTAGCGGTACTAATTCCGCTTGGACGAATGTTACTACCTCGAATTTATTCCGCACTGCAAACGGTTTAACTGGTACGTCGTTAGTCGTTGATGACGGAGTCACCATCTACATATTGATGTTGACATCAACAACATTCCAATTCTACACTACGTTGGACAATGCTTTGAATAACTCTTTGGCCTTGACATATAATGTTACGGCTACAGTCTCATTCAATTTGTGTATGGGAGTCGAACTCATTCGTTCTCTCAGTCCAAGTGCAACTTTGGCAGTTTATTAACTCCATTGGTTATCTTTATGTTTATATAACTGCATTTATAAATTAACATCTTAAAACAGTATTTGGTGTGTAGAGTTGTGTGTGACTGCCGATTTGTCCAATCGGTGATAGTGGCCCGAAAGGGTGTGACTGGTCATCCCACATAACACAATACTGGACAACACCTATTTACTACCATAAAAATATATTTCATCTATATATATACTTGTTTATGTTGTTGAGGTGACACTGAGTGTCACGTAGGCCGCGG